CCATCGGTAACAGTTGCATTTCAGGATTGGATTGATACCAGTGGCGCCAACCCACTATGGAAAAAGCGCAACGCTGCAAACAATGCGTGGATAACACTTGGCACAATCAGTGCCAGCGCTATCGCATTTGAAGGTACGCTACCTTCGCAATCTGGTAATGCAGGCGAGTATTTAAGCACTGATGGCACGGTTGCTAGCTGGGAAAGCGTTTTAAGTCTGGGTTCAATTATCACCGCCGGCACTTCCGTTGCTAGCACCAGCGGCACCAGCATTGACTTCACGGGGCTGCCTAGTTGGGTGAAGCGGATTACGGTGATGTTTGACAAGGTGAGTACAAGCGGAACCAGTGCGAAATTAGTTCAACTCGGAGATTCTGGCGGCATTGAAACCACTGAATATGCAGGTGGATCGCAATTGGTGCAGCAGGCGATCGGATTTTCTGGCGTTTATTCAACGGCAGGCATCCCCATAAACTCAGGGTCGGCTTCCGATGCTGTCTCTGGATCACTTGTTTTCACCCTGCTGAGTGCTGCAACAAACACTTGGGCTGCCCAAGGTGTATTTCGTAATTCCAGCATTCAAACATGCTATTGCGCAGGTTCAAAAAATCTTTCCGCCACCCTCACCCAGCTCCGCATCACCACCGTCAACGGCACCGACACCTTTGATGCCGGCTCTATTAACATCCTTTACGAGGGCTGATCCATGAACCGCATTGAAGTCAACGTCATCACTGGCAAACAGCAAATTATTGAGCTGACACCTGGGGAGATTGCACAGATTCAATCCCGTCCTCAGCCCGAGCCGCCGCCAGTGCTCACCACTGAGCAGAAACTAGAAGCTGCTGGCCTTACAGTGGCTGAACTCAAAGAACTGTTTGGGTTAAACTAAACCAAAGGACATTACACCATGGCTGACCGTAAGATTTCAGACCTGACAGCACTGACCACGCCAGCATCAGGCGACTACCTGCCAATCGTTGACATCAGCGAAGCCGCTGCTGCCAGCAAGAACAAGCGCATCACGCTAACTGAGCTATTCAAAATTCCTGATGCCGTTAATATTGCAACTGGCACCACCACTGGCACCAAGATCGGCACAGCTACCAGTCAGAAGATTGGCTTCTTTAACGCAACGCCTGTCGTACAACAAGCAGAGCTAACAGACGAACTGACCAGCATCACGCACACGGCACCTGGCACGCCAGACTATGCCATTCAAGACCTTGTGCAAAACACTGGCTTTGGCTTTGTCACGAAAGACGAAGGCAACACTGTTCTGTCGGTCATCTTGAACCTACAAACCCGCGTGAATGAGCTTGAAACGCGACTGGCAACGCTTGGCTTGATCGCGGATGCTGACTAATGGCTGTACGCAGTAAAACCGGCACCGCACCACTGCAACACCAGCCGAGTAAACCCAAGCTCACCCGGCAAGGCAATGGTGCCCGCAGCAAGCCCAGCCATGGCCGCAAGCTACGGCGTGGCCAAGGGCGCTAAGCTGGTCTTATGGCGATCTCTCCCGGCCAATACAACATCAGCCTGCAACGCCGGGCGGATTACAGCATTGCGCTGCAGTTCAAAGACAGCACAGACGCACCGATCAACCTGACCGGCTGGACTGTTGCCGCACAAGTTTGGAACGAAGGCCGTAGCACCAAGTACGCGGATTTCACAGTCACCTACACGAACCGAGCAACTGGCACCATCGCCATCGCGCTAACAGACGAGCAAACAACTATATTCCCCGCTGAGGCGTATTACGACGTACTACTTACCAACCCTTCAGGGCTCAAAGAGTATTACCTTGAAGGCATTGTGTATGTCAGCGAGGGTTACACGGCATGACAACCGTAAACGTCAGCGCTGTAACCAATACCGTCACAGTCACCGAGAACGGCAGTAGCACCGTTGTCACCGTACCTGTTACCAGCACTGTCACTGCGGTCACTGTTGGTCCGCAAGGCCCATCTGGTGCGGCTGCATTTGTGTTCACGCAGCCAACTGCTGCAGCTACATGGACAATTAATCACAACCTCGGCTTCAGACCATCTGTTGAATTGCTGGATGCTGGTAGCCAAGAAATCGATGGGGATGTGGCGCATCCATCCGTTAACCAAACCGTTGTTACACTGAACCCAGCATCCGCTGGCCTCGCTCGCCTAATTTGATATGGCCCGTAAGTTTTTTACAGACCTAGACCTACAAAGCGTTTCAAAGGTCATCAATGTCCCATCGCCTACCGCAGCAGGCGATGCCGTACCCAAGTCCTATGTGGATTCTGCGGTTGAGGGCTTGGCGTGGAAAGACAGTGCTCGCGTTGGCACGCAAAGCAACCTCAACCTGAGCAGCCCTGGCGCCACGATTGATGGCATCACGATGGCATCTCAGGATCGGGTGCTGGTCCGCAACCAATCCACGCAGAGCCAGAACGGCATCTACGTCTGGAACGGTTCAGCAGTGGCGATGACCCGCTCGCTGGATGCCAGCACGTTCGCTGAGTTGGAACAGGCGATCATCACGGTCGAGGAAGGCACCGACGCTGGTACAACTTGGCGTCAAACGCAGATCAACGGCGTAATTGATACCAACAACGTTATCTTCACGTCGTTTGCAGCAGCAGCACCAGCCGCTAGTGAAACCACCGCTGGCATCGCTGAGCTTGCCACCCAAGCAGAAGTTGACGCTGGCACTGATGACGCTCGCATCATCACGCCATTAAAGCTGGCCACATGGAGCGGCAGGATTCGCAAATATGCCGCCAGCTTTGGTGATGGCAGCGCCACCAGCTACGTCATCACCCATAACTTCAACACCCGTGATGTGACGGTAGTCGTGTTCCCTAATAGCGGCACCTACGACAACGTTGAAGTTGATGTAGGTCGCACCAGCGTCAACGCAGTCACCTTGGTATTCGCCACGGCACCAGCCAGTAACGCCTATCGCGTGGTGGTGATCGGCTGATGGCACGGCAATTCCTAACTGACATTGAACTGGGGGATCAGCGTGAGTTGCGTTTTGAGGATGCGGACTCATCCCATTACGTCGGCTTCAAATCACCTGCAACCGTTACCACCAACCGCATCTGGACGCTGCCTGCTGCTGATGGCACCAGCAGCCAAGTGCTTAGCACCAATGGATCTGGTGTGCTGTCATGGGCCACGGCTGGTGGCGGCGGGGGCAGCTCCGTTGGCGGTGATCTTTATCTCAACAGCAACTGCATTTAAGCCATGGCTGCTTCACCCGCTTTCATCTCCGCACCACGCATCGGGCGTCTATCGCTCAGCACGGCCAACACCGCCACCGATGGCACCGGCACGATCAACGACCTGATCGTCGGCGTATCTGCTGGCACCAGGATCCTGAGCGTCAACGTGCAGGGCACCGCGACCACGGTGGCTGCCCTGGTGAATATTTTCCTGTGGGATGGCACGCAGTGGGACCTGTTTGATCAAGTGACTATCAGCGCCACCACCGGCAGCAACACGGTCAAGGGCTACCGGCTGGTGACGGCTTACACCGATCTGGTGCTGCCAAGCGCGAGCTACAAGCTGGGGGCCACGATCAGCGTTGCGCCAACCACTGGCACCGTGCGTGTTCTGGCGTTTGGTGGTGATCTGACATGAACGTGAACCCTGCAGGGTGGGCGTCATCGTCGCTGCAATTGGTGGCGCGGCTGTTCAATGGCGGCGTCAACAGCACGGTGCCGGTCACGGCGATTAGTGAAGCGCCCATTGGCGCAACCAATGCAGATATTGCATTAATCGCTAAAGGCAATGGCGCGACGCTGGCTCAGGTGCCGGATGGGACGGTGACGGGTGGAAATAAACGGGGAACAGGCGCAACTGATTGGCAAAAAAAAAGAGATCTTGCGACAGGGGTAGCAAGTGGCGTCGACTCAACTATTGGGGGCGGAAGAAATAATCTTGCATCTGGTCTTGTTGCAACTATTGCCGGCGGCAACGACAATGACGCAACTGGGCAGGAAAGTTTTGTAGGTGGTGGTTCTGGTAATATTGCCAGCGCACAACAGTCTGGAATATGTAGCGGCAATGGCAACACCGCATCCAGCTTCTACAGCTTCGTCGGCGGCGGCCAAAGCAACACTGCATCCGCCACCAACTCTACCGTGAGCGGTGGCTTAAGTAATACCGCATCCGGTAACCGTGCTGTTGTAAGCGGTGGTTTCACCAACAACGCGTCCGCCACTGCTGCCACCATTGCAGGCGGTGACAACAATAGTGCAAACGGTCAAGGATCTTTTGTGAGTGGAGGATACCGTGGCACTGCACGCAGTATTCAGGGTTATCACGTCTTTCCTGCTTGCAACGAGCCTATTGCAAGCACATCCGGCGTCACCCAATCCGCTCTTCTCCTCCTAGGCCGCCAAACCACTGACGCCACAGCCACCGTTCTCACCAGCAACAACAGTGCAGCCGCTACCAGCAACCAAGTAACACTGCCAAACAACAGCGCCTACAGCTTCTCGGGTGAGGTGATCGCTGGCGTAACTGGTGCCGGTGATAGCGCACGCTGGACTATCGATGGTGCCATAAAACGTGGCGCCAATGCTGCCAGCACCGCGATGGTGGGAACAGCAACGGTCACCATGACGCACTTTGATGCTGGCGCCGCTACTTGGGTTGTTGCCGTAACAGCAAACACCACGCTTGGTTGTATTACAGTCACCGTAACTGGTGCAGCAGCTACCACGATCCGCTGGGTCTGCAAAATCAACACCACGGAGATGACCTACTAATGGCCTTCACAACTTCCCTAGCTGAAACCAACATCGGCATTCCACTTGCCGACACCTACGCCCGCATCACCTTGATGCGTTGCGACAAGGAGCAGTGCCTGATGCAGATTTCGCATTATGCCACCGTTGATGCACGCCACGCCAACGCCAGTCCAGTGTTTGATCGCACAATGTTTGCGCCCACCAGCGAGCTGCAACCTGGCACTGACCCCTTGGCCATCGGCTACGCATGGCTCAAGACCCAACCCGAGTACGCCAACGCGGAGGATGCCTAGACTGCGGCGCGGGCAAGGTCGCTAAGATACATAAGTAGCCCACTGCCGTGATGATTGAAATCTTTGCAGCAGTGGCGGGCGCGTCATTATCTTGGGCGGCGATGGGCTCGATGGGACGATCAAGCCGCGCTCAAAGCCAGCAAGATGCTGTCGTCCGATTGACCAGCGCCGTCGAACACATTGCAACACAATTAGAGGTCATGCACCTCGACATGCGCGAAGAAAGAAAGGAGACTTTTGGCCGCCTTAACTCAGTAGAGCAGCGGGTAAGCAAGCTAGAAGGCAGATGACGTCAGCACTCATCAAGGTCTAACGTAGGAGCGTTTACACATGGAAACCGTGTCTGTTGAAAACGCTGCAATCATCGCCATCGTCATTGCTGCCGGCAGCGAGATCATCGCTATCAGCCCGCTGCGCTCCAACAGCTGGCTGCAGCTGCTGCTGCAGGCTGGCCGGATGATGTTCCCCAAAAAGCGTTGACTGATGACCAACACCGCACCGATCACGCTGGAGCAGCTGTTCCGCTTCTACCGGAACGAGCCACACCAGGCCGCTGCTATCCAGCTACTGGAGCAAGATCTGGCGGTCAGCGGCTATGCCGCTGCCATGCGCCGCAATCGCGCATGGTTTCAAACCTGGAGCCAAGACGGCAAGCAAGCTGATCTGGCCGCGGCGCTAAAGCTGATCAAGGAGTTTGAGGGCACGCACCTTGAAGCCTACGCCGACCCGTTGCACGGCTGGGACGTGGCAACGATCGGCTACGGCACCACCCGCTACGGCGACGGCCGCAAGGTCAAGCAAGGCGACAAGATCAACGCCATTGAGGCGGACATGCTGCTCCGCCAAGAAGTGGATCGGATCGCGGCCAAGCTGCGCGCCACTGTGCCGTTCTGGGTGGCGCTAGCCGATCAGCAAAAGTGCGCGCTCATCTCCTTCGCCTACAACCTCGGCAGCGGCTTCTATGGCGAGCCGGGTTTTGAAACCATCAGCAAGCGGCTGCGTGAGAAGGACTGGGCTGCAGTGCCCGCTGCCCTACTCCTCTACCGCAACCCCGGCACCAACGTTGAAGCCGGCCTCAAGCGGCGCCGCATCGCGGAGGGCGCGCTATGGACTGGTGCCCAGCCGCCACTGCCGCCACCTCGCCCCGCCAAGGCCAAGCCCGGCGATCCGTTCAGCACCAAGCTGACGCCCCACTTCACCCTTGGCGAGTTTGCCCTAGGTGATCCGGCCCGGCGCTTCACAGCGCAGCACCAGGTGGACACCGCCATCGAGCTGGCGGCGTTTTTGGAAAAGGTGCGCGTCCAATTTGGAGGCAAGCGCATCACCATCACCTCGGGCTACAGACCTGCAGCAATTAACCGCGCAGTTGGTGGTGCATCTGGCAGTGAGCACCTGTATGACGCGCCTGGAGTGGGAGCTGTGGACTTTTTCGTAGACGGTGCAGACATCAACGCGGTGCAGGCTTGGTGTGACAAGGAATGGCCGTTCAGCATCGGCTATGGCGCAGCTAAGGGGTTCGTTCATTGCGGGATTCGTCAGGGCCGGCCTAGGGTCAGATGGCCGTATTAGCCAACGCATGATCATCCCTGACCACGAGATCGCCCGCCTCTGTCGGCAGGCGGCGATGGTGGTGCCATACAACCCCGAGCTGCAAAACCCAGCCAGCTTGGATGTGCTACTGGGTGATCGGTTGATGGTTGAGGTGCCCGAGCGCCCCGATCTGCAGATCCTCGGCATTGGCCACCACACCCAGTCAGATCCGTATTGGCTGGCACCGGGTGAGTTTTGCTTGGGCGAAACGCAGGAGATCTTCAACTTGCCCAACCACATTGCTGCGCAATTCGTGCTGAAGTCCAGCCGTGCCCGTGAAGGGCTGGAGCACCTACTGGCCGGCTACGCGGACCCAGGATGGCATGGCAGCCGGTTGACGCTGGAGCTGCAAAACGCGCGGCGATTCCACAACATCGCGATGTGGCCCGGCATGAAGATCGGCCAGATGGTGTTCCACGTCATCGCCGGCGAGCCTGAACGCACCTACCGCGAGACGGGCCGCTACAACAACGACGAGCAGGTGACCGCTAGTCGAGGGTGATTTGCAGCCGGCTGATCCTTGCCGGCGCTTCTGCTGGGTCATCCAGCGGGATCATTCGGTACTCATCAACGCCGTGGGTTTCTGCCCAGTGCTGCGCGGCGATGTGGGTAGGGAATGGCCCGACGTGCCAGATGCCAAGGTCAAGGATGTAAGTCATTTCAGGGATGGGTTGCGCTGCTCAGGCGTGAGGCTGGGGTGGTCTTCGTCATCATCATCCTCGGGCAGATCCTCGGGGATGTAGTCGTATTCGGGATCGAATGGGCAGGTCATGGGAGAGGGCACAAGCCGATCCAGTCTCACTTGTTACCGTTGGTTCAGCCGGGCCAACGCCCATGCGGGCTTACCTGGTCGAGATCAACGCCAAGATCATCGTCCGCTCCGACACCGAGCCATCTGAGCTGCCGGCTGACATCTACAGCCAGCTGGCGGAGTTCATCCCCAGCGATGACGACATCATTGACCTCGACGTTTCCGCTTTCCTGTTGCCTGGCCAGGACGATGGAACACCGGATTGAAGAGACGCAGCTTGTCACCCGCAAATCTGCGCGCGATCAGATCCATCTCGCATGGAACTATCAATGCGCCTACTGCGGCGACCAGCTCAACCGCAGCCCCACCCTTGACCATGTAGTGCCCAAGGCGCTGGGCGGCATCCATCACCGCTCCAACCTCGTCAGCTGCTGCTTCATGTGCAATAGCCAGAAGGGCCATAAGCACTGGGTGGATTGGTTTCGTCAGCAGCCGTTCTGGTCCGCTGAACGTGAGTGGTCAATCGTCCAGTGGCTCAGCGGTGGCTGCTAGCGCCCCACTATCTGCTCGGCGTAAAGCATCGCCTGCCACAGGTCTGAGCTGTAGCGGCAAGTGCCGGCTATGCAAGTGCGGTAATACAGCTCCCCGCCATCAGCAGGCTCCAGCGTCTCAACCATCACGCCAGGGGATGGCTCGATGCTGCTGGTTACTTTGGGCTCTGGCATGGCGTGAAGACAGCGCAGTTAGGTGCAAACCTGCCACCAGTTTGGCGGCACTCGGGGATGTCAACCTCACACCGGCCGCGGCCGCCAGGTGTCCAGTGGATGCAATCCCAGCACATCACCTTCGGCTGCGTGTCGGCCTCCACCGGCCGCACCTTCGCGCGAAATGCTTGGTAGTGCATGTTGCCGCGTTCCATTGCCTGCCGCAAATCAACCGTGCCGGTATCAACCACCAAATGGTGTTCAGGCTTGGGGCCAATGTTGATCGTTGCGTGCCACGTCTGGCTCGCCCGCTCGCAGATCAACAGCAGGCGGCCAGCGTGTAGGGAGATCATTCGTCTTCGCCGTGTGCTGGCTGATGAAAGATCCGCTCAAACACCATGCTAAGTGGGTCCTGCTCTATGTTGCGCTCAAGCACAGTGCGCGCAATTGGATCAGTTTGATCGGCAGCAAAAAAGACATCAGGCCAAAACTTATCTTTCACCACCAGCAGGCTGACCCGTGGGCTTTTGGTCAGCAACCAAATGGCAATGCGATCCAGTGGTGACAGGTTGGGTAAGGTCATGGCTTTAGTTTGGCAAGTAACCGGGTGAGATACCACTGGGCTTTTGCGGCATCTTGAGCAGGGTTACCCTTGCCCCACATCCGCAAAAGATACTTGAGCGCCTGCCATTGCAACCCACCAAGTATCGGATCGGGCGCGTGCTGCACCGCATCCTCGATCACGTCGATCGCTTCAAACCGGCCGGCCGTGTAGTGCTCGGGATGGTTCACTGGATCGCTCATGCCGTCATCTCGTCATATGGGGTAGCGACCAGCCGCCAGCGATCACGCATCACAAGCTGACCACCTGTCAAGAAGTTGCGCATCGTGCCGAGTGGAATGCCATGACGGCGTGCCCAATCCCATCGCTGGGTGACCGTTATCCGCTGGGTGCGCTGCGCGCGCACGTCGCGCACCACCCAGGCAGGCTCGGCATCTACTGGCGGCTGCTCGCCGTGTTGGCGCGCCACCCACCAGACCCAAGTCCCTCCACCGTTGCCGACGCTGATGCGGCGCAGCAGTTGCTGATCCTCCAGCTTCCGCAGCGAGCGGTTCAGCGTGGCGCGGTCAGTGCCAAGCTGCTCGGCAAGATCGGCTATGTCAGGCCAGAACGCTGGGCAGAGCTGCTCCAGCTGCACCAGCACCAGCAGCAGCTCGGGGCGGTATCGGTGCCGCAGCTGCGCCAGGAACTCCGGCTGGATCACGCCCACCTCCCAAGCACATATCGACGACAGACAGCAATGCACTGCTGCGCGTGCTTTTCGGCAAGAACGCTTTCAGTACCACCAATGGCTTGCACGCAGGCAGCGTGAAGTTCTGGGTAGGAGGTGTCGCGGAAGTTGGCGGCGATGTCGCGGCAAAACTCCTCCCATAGCCCGGTGTAGGTGCCGCAGGTGCGGCCGCTGGAGGCATAGAGCGCGGCGAGCATATCGGCGCGCTGCTGGTCGAGTTGAACGCTGGTCATTGGTGGTCTTGCAATGCTTGACGGATCATGAGCAACTCCTTGCGGCAGGCAGCAGCCTGCAAGCCATGAAGATTGCCTAGCAGTTCTAAACGCAGGTCAAGCAACAAGCACAGCCGCAGCCGTTCATCCTGCTGCCCTGCCCTGTAAAGGCTGGAGTCGGTGATCAATGCCTCCAGCTTGGCGCGGTGATCAGTCATGCTGCCTCCACAACAGCACCAGGCCAGCGGGCTTCGGCGTACTTGATAGCATGAGCACGCGACTCAGCGCGGGTGATCCATGTGATAGGACGTGCGCCACTGGGATAGACCAACACGCGATACTGCCGAGTTTTGGCTTTTGGTATTGGCCGGCTGATGCCATCACCAAAGCGGCCAAGGCTTTCTTCCTGCCATTGAAAGGAAACTGGTTCAGACATGGATGGAGGGATCAGTGACGTGTTCAGGATTTAGCCATTCAATCTGTTGCCACCATGGCATCCACTCAAGGGCTGCCTTGGCTTTGGCATCGGTGAGGCTATGCGCCCAGATGCACTCAATAACGTTGGCTGTTGGGATCTGGAAGTAGAAGCGGCGCATCTTGGTGGTGGTGGTCATGGCTTCAGGTTGCCGTGGCACGCCGGATGGTTGAGGCGCGCCATTGTGGCAGCATCACGGCCACCGGCATAGCCAGCGGCGTAGATGGCGAGCAGCGTCACCAAGGCGGTGATGCGGTTAACCCAAGGGTTGGTGATCATGATGCAAGCGCCATACGGACGCGGTAACGGGTGATGTTGAGGCGATCGGCGATCTGGCGTTGGCTGTAGCCGGCGCGTTGCAAAATGCGGACTCGGCGCTGATCAGAAGCGGTAAGCCAATCGATCAAAGCGACTAACACCAGCAGCGGCAGCAGCAGCTTCCAGATCAAAAAGAAGGTGGTGGTGATCATGGTGATGCGTGAGTGGTGGGAGCCCCGGAGGGCTTAGGCGACGTGCGCCTCGCAGCGGCAGATCCAGTTCTGCAGTTCGCCGTAACGACGGCTTAGCTCCAGATAACGGCCTGCATCGCTGTGGGGCAGGAAGCCGCGCAGCTCTTGGGCAATCTGGTCAGCCTCAGCGGTGAACTGAGCAATCAGGGCGAGGACTTGATCCTGCATGTTCAGCGCAGCCTCTGGGCTGCCGAGTGGAGGACCGTTTGCCTCCGATGCATTGATCCTACACTGCCGGCGGTGCATTACGCAACAGGGCCTGTCGTAATCTGTGACATTCGTCGGCCCGTGCCGATGATCGCTCGTTTGCCTCTTGCGTCAGGTTGGCCAGCAGATCCTGCGCTTCTTCATAGCTTGCCCGCATTTGCGTGTGACCCACCGTTACGTCAATAGGCACCCGCAACACCGGCTTTCGCGAATGCCTAGCGCTCCACCCCACTGCATAGCTCGGCACCGTCACCTCCACCGTGTACCAGACATTTCCGCAGTTCTCGCACGCACGTTTGCGCACCGTCTGATCAGCCATCTGGCTGTTCGTCACCACTGCGCGGTGGATGCTATGACTGCAAACTGGACAATCCATGGGCAACATGGGGCAATCTGCCCCGGACAAATGAACTTTGGACAGTGGATGGCGATTGATATTCCCCCCGAAAAGCTCTTCAAGCTTGAGGAAGACTGCCGTCGTCTGGAAAATGCTCCAGACAGCGGCAACCTAGCGGCTATGCTCCTGCGGCAAAACTACCGACAGCAGCAACTCCTTCAATCAGCTGTGCATGAAATCGCACGGCTGGAGTTGCACATCATGCAGCACTAGAACAGGTCGTCATCATTCACGGCAACCACCACGCCATCAGTGGCAGCCGCCAAGTTCTGGGCGGCACCTGCAGCAGCCAGCTTTTCCTCGATCAGCTTTTGGGTCTTGTAGTCCGGCTCAATCGACAGCCCCAAATACTTGATCCCGCTTTGGCTGGTGTTGTTGTACCCCGTGATCCGTACCGGGATCTCACCCTTGTCGTTTGGCTCGGCATTCATTACATAGCTGGCAAACGCCATCCGATCCTCCTCCTTGATGCCAAACACCCCGTCAACATCGGGATACTTTTTGCTCGCATCAAAGCGATCACCAAGCCGCTGCTGCAGCTTCTCAGGTGTGTTCTTGAAAATGGCGCCTTTTACTTTGAAGGTCACGGTTGGTTGTGAGTAATGGTGTTGGCCTTTTCGTATTGCTCCACCTCGGCCAGGGGATAGAGCACGCGCCCTTCAATGCGCACATAAGCTGGCCCGGTTGATTGCCGGCGCCATCGCAGCAATGTCTGACGATGGATTTGCCATCGCGCTGCCAGTTGCTGATCTGTAAGAAACTCAGAAGATGTCATCGTCTGGTTCAACCGCTACCTCTGGCGTAGTGATCTTGGCATTGAGATCATCCAATCTGGCAGCTGCTGCTGGCTCAGTCATCACCGTGACCTGTTCCACATCAATCACCTCCTCCTGGGTCTGGATGCCTACCAGAAGCTCCGGGATGTAAAGGCGCCCCCAGAATGCTGCTGATCTATATCTGATCATTAGGTCCGGCATGGTGATCCACTTGCTGCCGGCTTTGGTTGCCCAACCTTCTTTTTTGGCCATCGCCATCGTCACCTCCGGCCCGCGTAGCTCCTCGCCGGTCTTGATCTCGGTGGCGACAGCTGCACAGGACAACGTGTCACCTTTGCCGCTGATGTCGTATCGCAACGGGCTGAAGCGCCCGCAACCGTTGATCAGGCCGATGATGAACTGGCTGCTCCAGCTGGGGCGGCCGTGAATGATATGCAGGTTCTGCATCACCATCAGCGGATCCATGCCCATCCGCCGGCTGATGTTGAGCGCCACCAGGCAGTTGGCATAACCCGCCTGCCCTTGGAATTGCTGCGGAATCAGCGTGCTACTGGCCAAAGCTTTGGCAATCCGCTGCGCTTCCTCAAACGCTTGAATGCATGAGAACACACCCGGCTGCGTGGTTGTTAGTGCTGTGCTGTTGTCCATCAGAATTGCTCGATCTCAGTTGGTGTAGGTAGTGATCCATCAGGTCGCGGCCGCATCCATGCCGGCAGGCTGATGGGTTCGATCTGGTCGCTGTAACCCGGCCATGCATTAGCAGCCTTGCAGGTAGCCAGCACGTCAAGGTCACGCGCAGCAGTTTGCGCACCGACAGCGATCATGTCGGCGTCGGCGGCGTAAACGGCCACCGCGTACGGCGCTTTTTTCTCCACGCAGATAAACAGGAATTGCTCAGGCCGGGTGCCGGTGGCCTGCTCAACCCCGTCCAGATACCAGGCCGCCTGGGCGTGGTATCGCCATTGCGAAATCGAACGGCTGAAGGCTCGCGGTGAGGCGTCCTCGGTGGTCTTTAGGTCGATGATCAGGCTGCCGTCATCGGTCAACCAATCCGGCCGGCACTTGCACTGCAGCCCGGTAGCGGCATCGTTCCACATGTGGGTGGTTTCAGCCTTGCCTGGCAAGCCAAGCAGCATCGCAGCAGCCGGGTGGCTGTAAACGGCATGACCCATCCGCATCACCAGCTCGGCATCGGCCTTGGTTAGCACCGTGCGACCAGTTGAGGCGGTGGTGAACACCTCCCACTCGGCCTTGCCCATTTTGGTGCGGCGATCAATGCCTTCGGGTGCGCTGACGTAGCGGGCATCCCATTGGTCAAGCTCCAGCACATGCGTATGCACGGCTGAACCGATGGCCATGGCTGGAGTTGGTTCCGGGATTACCCGGTTTGGATCTAGGTAGCGCGCCCAATAGTGCAGCGGGCTGCGCGCCACCTGGTCGAGGTGGCTCTTGCTGATCGCTGGGTGGGCGTGGTAGGCGGTGTTGTCCATAGTGGGTGGTAACCGCTAGCATCCTATGGCATCGGCGCCCATCATGCAACTCCGACCTTATCAACAGCAAGCCATCAGCATCCGCCGATTGCTTGAGCTGCGCAGTGGCTATGGCGATCAGCTGGCACTGGACTATCTGAGCTTGGCGGCCTTGCTGCGGTACTCACCAGGCATTGCATCAACAGCTGATCTAATTGC